ATGAAAGATAAAAATAGGAACCTCAAAGACAAGGTTGAACGGCGGCGTCAGGCGGAAGCGGAAGCCCGGGCCGCGAAAGCGAAGCCCGTCGCCGTGAAGCAGCTCGAAATCTCCGACGACGAATTGATCGGCTATCTCAACGAGAACCGTGTCGGCGATGCCAAGCTGTATTGCCGTCTGCACCGGGGAACCGTCATTTATGTCAAATACTGGGAACGCTTCCTCATATGGGGCGGCCATCATTGGATCGAAGACGATTACGACACCGCGTTCCAACGCATTGAAGATGTGTGCGAACTGTATCTCCGGCTCGCGGAGCACAAACAGGCGGAGGCCGACGAAGCCGACAAGGAGGACAAGCCCAAAATCCAGAGCCTCGCTGACGCCGCCCTGCGTCGCGTCAATCTGCTCCGCGATACCAGCGGCCAGGAAAAACTCCTCCAGATGGTGCGCCGCATCCGCGATCCCCTGGTGGTGCTGCCCAAGCACATCGACAAACAGCATTACGTCAAAGCTTGCCCCAATGGCGTGATTGACCTGCGTACCGGCGAACTCCGGCCGGGCCGCTCCGAGGAATACATTCTCAACGCCATCGTCACGGAGTATGACCCCGCGCTTCTGGAGAAGGACGACCCCTGCCCGGAGACGAACACGTTTTTGCTGTCGTCAATGGACGGCGATCAGGAGCTTGTGGATTTCATCTGGCGTCTGCTCGGCTACGGCCTCATCACCGAGCGCCGGGATCACATCTTTACCATCTTCTGGGGGGAGCATGGCCGCAACGGCAAGGACACGCTCATCAAGCTGGTGACGCACGTCCTCGGCCAGACGCTCTCCGGCGACGTGCAGGTGGAGATGTTTCTCCAGATGCAGCAAACCCGCAACAGCTCGGCCCCCTCACCCGACGTGCTGTCCCTGCGCGGTATGTGCATCGCCTGGATCAACGAGGCCGAGGAGGGCCAGCGATTCGCCCTGGCCAAGCTGAAAAAACTCACCGGCGGCGGGTACATCACGGCGCGGGGGCTGCAAGACAAGTTGCAGACGACCTGGCTGCAAACGCACCTGCCCATCATGACCACCAACGAACTGCCCAAGGCCAAGGCCGATGACGCGGCCTTCTGGTCGCGTGCCATTCTGCTCAAGTGGCCGCTCTCGTTCGTGGAGAACCCGGAGCAGCCTTACGAGCGCCCGGCGGACAAAAATCTTGATGAGAAAATCCAGGCCGAGGCCAAGGGCGTGCTGGCCCGCATGGTGCGGGGGAGCATGGAGTACCTGCGCGACGGCCTGAAAATCCCGGACAAGGTGCGGGAGTGGACCAGGGAGAAACGCGCCTCCTGGGATGATGTCGGCCTTTTCATCGGCGAGTGGTGCGAGCAGGAGCCCCACCAGGACAACCCCGACGCCTACAAAACCCGCATTTCCTCAACCGATCTGCACGAGGCCTTTTGCATCTGGTACGCGCGGAACCGGGATAAGCGTTTCAGCATTTCTGCCAAGAAGTTCTCGGAAATGCTGAACAAGAAAGACATCCCCTGCAAGCGCAGCAATGGCTCCTGGCGGCTTGGCATCCGCCTGAACGCCGAGGGAGAAAACGCTCTGGCCGATTACCGGGCTGACAAGTGATCTGTCCGCATCTGTCCGCCATGCAGGAGGCATAAGGATATGAAATTATGGAAGAAAGTAGAAAACGGACAGATGGACAGGTTCCAGGCATGTTTCCACGCGCAACAGGCGCAGGCGCACAGGTGCGCATGGACTATGCCGCGTATCTGTCCACCTGTCCATATTCATAAAAAAACAAATAAAATAAGTAGATAAGAAAAAAAGGAAACGGACAGATGCGGACAGATATGCTCAATCTCTATCAATCCCGTTTTGGCTCGGCGGTAAAACGTCAGGGGAACGGCTGGAACGGACCCTGCCCCCTGTGCGGCGGGGAACCGGGCAAGTCCGACCGCTTCATGATCTGGCCGGATCGCGCCGAGAGTCTGGGAGAAATCTGTGCCACCCACAACATTACGGGCATCTGGTCATGTCGCCAGTGCGGGGCCAGCGGTGACACCATCGCCTATCTGATGAAAATTGACGGCCTGGACTTCAAGGCCGCGCTGGCCGAACTGGGCATTGAGGGCGGGCGGCCCTTGCATCGCCGCCGTCGGGCTCCGGCGGAACCCCGTCGCGTCGCTGCCGCTCCGGCCTGGACCCCGCGCCAATGGCCCGAACCCTCTGAAATGTGGTCCGCCTATGCCGCCAGGCTGTTGGCAGAAGCGGAAGAGAGCATCCGGGAACAGCCTCAAGCCCTGCGCTGGCTGGCGTCGCGCGGGATCACAGAGGAGGCCGTCAGACACTACCGCATTGGCTACCTGCCGGCCGAAAGCGCCAGGTATCCCGGCCGCTACCGCGCCCGCTCCGCCCTGGGGCTGGAACCCAAAACCGGCGCGGACGGCAAGGAGCGCACAAAGATTTTCATCCCGCGCGGCATTGTCATTCCCACGTTCGCCTCTGACGGGCGTGTCTTGAATCTGCGCATCCGCCGTCACAAGGAAGATCTGACCGAGCGCGCTCCCAAGTATCTGGAACTGGAAGGCTCCTGCAAAGCCCCGCTGCTGCTCCGCTCCTCGCGTCCCGGCCCGCTGGCCGCCTATTTTGTGACCGAGGCGGAACTGGACGCCATGCTTATCCACCACGTCACAGGCGGCGTGGTCGGCGCGCTGGCCGTGCGCACCAACCGCGGCAAGCCGGATGCCGCCGCCCATGACCGGCTCCGCGAGGCCGTGCGCGTCTGCATCGCCCTGGACTACGACGGCCCCGGCGCGGATGGCGTGGAGTTTTGGGAAAAGACCTATCCCGCCTCCCTGCGCTGGCCCACGCCGGAAGGCAAGGACCCCGGCGACGCCTGCACGCTTGGCGTGGACATCCGCGAGTGGGTATCCGCTGCCCTGCCCCCGTCCCTTTCCCTGCCGGACAAGGAATCGGCACCCCACGAGGGTATGGTATCACAACACGAGATAACCACGCAAGATGTTTATCAAAATGGGCAGTTGGACACTTCTGCCGCTGGTCAGTTGAAAGTGGGGGGAGGGGCGGAGCCCGAAATTACGGCCTCCGAAAAAGGAAGCGGCCCTGCGGGCCTTTCCCCGCAGATACATGCCAGGGAACAACAGGGCGCAACGCTTTCGACCTGGGCCTGGGCCACGGAAGACGGCTTCACGCCGGACGAACTCTGCCGCCTGCGGGCCGCTCTGCCCGCCGACATGCCGCTTGACCTGCTGCCTCTGGACGTGGCCCGCGCCTATCTGCTGTGGCGGGGCGCTCCCATCACCTTTGTCAAGTTCCGCGACGAAAACGGCGACAGCACGGGCTTTTCGTGGGAACGAGATTATACTTGGTGCCGCAAAAATTCCGAACGCTTCGAGGCGTTCTGGCAATTCCAGAACGGCTCGCCCGTGCTCTGGCGGTGGATGTCCGATCACCCGGCACTGAAAATCACCTCACAAAACCTGCTGCATATCTGGGGGTAGCCATGAGTGAAAACACGTTCGCACAACGCAATGAGGAACTGGCGGCCATCAGCCGGGAAATGTTCGGGGACGGTATGCGCCTGATGATCGCAGCTCCGGCCTCGCTGACGCTCCTGAAAGACAACGCCCGCTTCTTCAAGCGGGAAACCTTCCGTCAGCTCCGGGACAATATCGCGGCGGACAAACGCCTCTCGTCGGTCCCGCTCTGCTACCGCCACGACGACGGCCGGCTGGAAGTGCTGTCGGGCAATCACCGGGTACAGGCCAGCATTGAGGCAGGCATCCCGCATATCCTCGTGCTGGTCATTACCGAGGAACTGGACAAGAGCCGCCGCATCGCCATCCAGCTCTCGCACAACGCTCTGGTGGGCGAGGATGATCAGAGCATCCTTGCCAATCTGTGGGCACAGATCGAATCGGTGCAGGACAAGCTCTACAGCGGTCTGGACAGCGAATCCCTCAAGGAACTCGGCGACGTTGAGCTGGTGAGCTTTGCCACTCCGCAGGTGCCGGCGCACATGGTCACATTCATGTTCACGGACGGGGAGAAGGAGCAGCTTTCGGAAATACTGGATATGCTGGCCGACGCGGCGAAAAAATCCTCTGCCGTCCACATCGGCACGGCGGGGCAGTATGACGAGTTCATGCGCATCGTCGCGGACGTGAAAAACGCCGAGAAAATCCGCGACAGCTCGCTGGCCATGACGCGGTTGATGGAGATTGCAGCGGACTACCTTGAAAAGCAGGCTGCGGAAGCCGCCACGCCGACAGAAAAGGAGGCCGCGCAATGAGCTTCCTTGGTTCCATCGCCGGGCCGCTGCGCAAGGTGCTGGCCGCGTATGCCGATGAAATCTGCGTTCCGGTGCTCCTGCCCTGCGCGGGCAATTTCACGGTGGGGGCGGCGCTGCGCTCCGGCGGCTGTCAGGGGCGGATCACCGGCTGCGACATCACGCTCTACACGTCCGCCCTGGGCGCATATCTGGCCGGGGAGCATCTGCATGTGACGGAACGCGAGGACTGCCCGGAGCATCTGCGCGGCTTTCTTGACCTGTCAGACCCCGCCCATCTGGCCGCGTCGGTGAGCATCATGCTGGATTTGCGCCAGGTCTGGCAGAACAAAAATGCCTGGCATCGGCGCGTCCTGGCGAACTACCGGCATGACTGGCCCCGGCTCATGGAAAAGACGCTGACCAAGCTGGAAGCCTACCGCGCCCACCTGAAGCGGGGTGACGGCTTCGGCTATGTTCCCCAGGACGCCGCTGCCTTCCTTCGTGAGCACGACCCGGATCATGCCGTGTTCATCGCGCCGCCCACCTTCGGCAGCAAGGACTATATCAACCAGGAACGGATGCTCGCGGCTGCGGCTGCATGGGCCGCTCCGGACTATACGGAAATCAGCTTTAAGGACGTGGAGATTTACGAGCAGATTACGGCGTTCCGCCAGTGGATGATCATCATGGAGCGCCCCCTGCCGGAAATTGAAAAACTCCTGGGCGATCCCGTGGCCGTCGTCCACAAGGGCCGCAAAAGCATCACCTATGCCTATGCCGGGCACAGCAGAAAGACCATCGTCACCCGCAGCTTTCTGACTTCGCGTTCCCCCGGCCCCATCTTCCCGAGCGACAAGCGTCTGACCGGAAAGGAAGAACCGGGAATCATGCTGCTCTCCCACGATCAGACAGTGCGCCTGAACGAATTGTTCATGGCCGCGCGGGTGGATTACATTCTGGTCAGCCTTGTGCTCTCCGTGGCCTTTTGCCTGGACAGAAAAATCATCGGCAAGGCTGACTTCAAGCTGGGCAAGGGCCATGCGGAATGGGCGCTGCCGGAGCCGGGCCGGCAAATCTATCAGCAGTCCGACCTGGCTGTGCCGAGCGAGGCCGAACCCCGCCTCTCCAAGCTGGTGCTGATGTTCATCCAGTCGCATGAAGTGAAACGACTGCTTGAGGAAAAAATACCGGAAGACTGGACATGGGCCATAACCACCGCCTTTTCCCGGCATCCGGTCAGCATGAAATACCGTGGCATCTACAAGCTGCACAAGCGGCTCGACGGCTCGGAGCATGGCGGCTACCGGCTCAACTATTACGGCAGACTGGGCAAATGGAGCATGGCGGAAGCCTATGCCGAATGGCTGAAAAAATTTCACAACTAGGCGATTTTTCAGCATTTTTTACTGTACGCAGGAGAAATTTATGGTAGTGTTTTCTTATGCGAAATCAACAACTTATATCAAAAAAGAGCACTGCCATGAAAACTTCGCGCCGTGCATTTCTCGCACGCCTCATGAACGAAGCCTGGGCACTGGCCCGGCAGGGAGCGCAAAAATTCGGCGGCAACGCGCAACTGTATTTCGCCATCGCTCTGCGGCTCGTCTGGCAGGACAGCCGACCGCGCACCATCTGGCACCGGGGGATTGGCAATCAGTTTGTCCTGCCGGGAATGCCGCGGCTTTCAGCGAGCATCCAAAAGGGACAGTTCGTCCTGCCCGGCATATCGAACAACTGAAAAGGGGCGGCAATGCCACTTGCCGCCCCAGATAGCGGCGGAGCCAATCCGACCACCATCATGCAAGGTCAGCTTGGCTCCGCAGACAGCAAAAGTCAAGGAGCCAGCCGTGGACATCGACAAAAAGACGTTGCGGGCCATCAAAAAAGAGTGCCGGGAAATGGCCCGTGAAATGACCCGCGAACACTACAAGCTCTATGACGACATCTGGTGGGATCGGATCAGGATCGACTCGGCGCTGTATGACCACGGCAAGGAAACCATCAGGGAAATCAATCACCGTATGCCGAACCTGTTGACGCATGACCCCACCATCAGTCCTCTGGACATCGTGGCCGAGCGGTATGGTTTCGAGAGCACGTCCGACCTCGTCGATTTTCTCCTGGCCTACACCCCGCGAGGTCCGGTGGAAGAACATTTTTATGAACAACTACTTGCGGAGCGCCTTGGAGAAATCGAGACGCCCGCGCAGCAAATCGAAGTGGACGAAGTGCCCTTTTAAAGGAGACAGAAACGTGATTCAGACATCGTTTTTCAGCAGCAAGGCCCCGCAGGGCCGCAAGGTCAGTATTGCCAAGTGGCCACCGCGTTACTGGTCAGGGCCGCGCGCGCCCAAGCTCGCTCCGTCCAACCCCAGGGCCGAGGATTGGGCGGCAGCCTACCGCCGCGATCTGGAAAACCGTTTCCCCACGGAATCCAGCCTGAGGCTCTACTTGCAGGAAATCGAACGGGAAACGCCCGATCCTATCCTCTGCTGCTACGAAGCCGATCCGAACGAGTGCCACCGCCGTGTGCTGGCCGCGTACATCAAGGAAAAGCTGAATTGGGACGTGCCCGAATGGGGCAGCAAAGCGCCTGAACAGGCGTCGCTGCTCTAAAAACGCGGGTGGGGGCAACGGATCTCAAACATCCGCCGCCCCCTGGACTTGGAGGGGGTAAGCCCACCAAGCGCCATTTGTGAGCTTATTCCCTCCGTTATCGAAAATCAACGGAGGGAGCCATGAGCGGGAGCCGTGGCCGGGATTGAACCCCGCGTTCCGACGCCGGACGCGGGTTTGCCGGAGTAAACATGCCGGACAAGAACGTGGAGGAACTGCTTGCCAGGAGCGCCAGCACGGACGTGCAGGTGCTCCTGACCGCCAAGGAAAACGCCAAGCGCGCCGCCCTTGACGACCCTTCACAGGCGAACCTCGCCGCGCTGGATCGCGCCTCCAGAATGCTGGAGAGCGCCATGCAGGCAACAACGAATCTCAGGGACTGGCGGGCCGTCCTGGCCTATGTGGGCGAAAACGGGCGCAAGCTCGGCAAAACCAAGCTGTTTGACGACATCAAGAAAGGCCGCCTGAAAAAACAGCCGGACGGCACGTTCAAGCAGCGGGACGTGGACCGCTACATGGCGAGCCTGCCCATGGCCGGCACACCGGACGCCGTGGCGGAAAAGGCCGCCGACCGCCAGCGCCGCAAGGAAGAGGAAGAAATCCGACGCATCAGGGCTGTGGCGGACAAGGAGGAGTTCGACCTCCAAGTCAAGAAGGGCCGCTACATCCTCAAGGATCAGGTGCATCTGGAGCTGGCCGCGCGGGCCGTGACGCTGGCTTCGGGCCTGAAAACCGCCTTTGAGGCGCAGCACCTCGATCTTGTGGCCACGGTGGACGGCAATCCGAAGAAAGGGGCCGCGCTGGTGGAAAAGCTGGAAACCATGCTTGACGAAGCCCTGAACGAGTACAGCCGGGAAATGGAGTTCGAGGTGATATTTGAAGCGGGACAATCCGAAGCTTCCGAACCGGAGGATGCCGAAGCATGAGACAGGAGCCCCGATGATCCGGACAGGCCAGTTTGAACTGTGTGCCGTCCCCCAAACCGGGCCGGTGCGGCGCGTGACGCTCACAGCGTCCGTGCCGCGCTGGCTCTCGCCTGTCGTGGCCGCCGAAGTCGCCGCCCATATCGCGGCGGGCAATGGCCCCGTCTCCTTTCACTTTTCCCGAGGCGAGCGCAAAATCATGCGCCATCGCAAACCTGTCCCGGTCAGCCAGTGGGCGGAAAAATACCGCATCGTGGAAATGTCCAGCATACCGGGCAAGTGGAAAAACCTCTTCACGCCCTATCTCACGGGCATCATGGACGCCGCCGGAACGCCGGGCGTGGAAACCGTGATCATCTGCAAAAGCCCACAGACCGGCGGCTCGGAGTGCGGCCACAATTTCGTGGGCTGGTGCATCGACCGCAGCCCCGGCCCGGTCATGTATGTGTTCCCCGATGAAATCACGGCCCGCGAGAACGCCAAGGACCGCATCATCCCCATGATTGAGGCGTCGCCTCGCCTGCGCGAATACATGACGGGCTACGGTGACGATGCGTCTTCCCTGCGCGTCAACCTGACCCATATGCCCATTTATCTGGCGTGGTCCGGCTCGGTCTCCCGCCTGGGCAACAAGCCCATCCGCACGCTTGTTTTGGACGAGCTCGACAAATACAAGAACCCGAAGAACGAGGCCACGTCCGAAGTACTGGCAGAAAAACGGACAACGACATGGCGCAGCCGTCGGCACATCATCAAGATCAGCACGCCGACCACGGAGGACGGCCCGATCTGGACGGCGCTCACCCGTGAGGCCGGGGCGCGCTTCGACTACTGGGTGCGCTGCCCGCACTGCGGCATGGCGCAGCTCATGGATTTCGAGCGCATCGACTGGCCGGACAAGGGCACGGAGATGGAGCCGACGGCGGAAGAGGTTTTGACCCGCCGCCTCGCCTGTTATCCCTGCGAACACTGCGGAGCGGTGTGGGACGACAGCGACCGCGCCGTGCGCAGGGGCGAGTGGCGCGAGCGTTCCAGCGGCCTGGATCTCGCCGCGCACCTTGCGGCGCGCAAACCGGTGAAAATCGGTTTCCATATTCCGGCCTGGCTGTCCTATTTCGTCAGTCTGTCGGAAGTGGCCTCCGCCGCCCTCAAATACAGGGAATCCGGCAAGCTGGATGATCTCAAGAATCTGCAAAACCAGTACAAAGCCGAGCCGTGGCGGGAGGAGCATGTCGTCCGCTCCGAAGATTCCATCCTGGCCCTGTGCGACGACCGCCCGCGCGGAGCCGCGCCCGGCCCGGTGGAAGGGAAGGAGCGCGTCGCGTGCCTGCTGGCCGGCGTGGACACCCAGGGCGTGAACGAGCAAAAAGGCTATTTCCGCTACATTATCCGGGCCTTCGGCTACGGCGATACGGAAGAGAGCTGGCTTATCCAGTGCGGGGCCGCGCCCTCGTTCTCGGCGCTCAACGAGATTTTGTGGAACTCCGAATACACGACCCCGGACGGCCTGAAATACAAGGTCCGGGCCTGCATGATCGACGCGATGGGCGGCCGCACGCGCGAAGTCTACTCCTGGGCGATTCGGCATCGCGGGCGCGTGTACCCATGGCAGGGGGTGCGCTCCCTGTCCCAGCCCTACACTCCGGCCCCGCAGGAATACTTCCCCGACGCGCGGGGCAACAAGGTCAAAATCCCCGGCGGCCTGAACCTCTGGCGCTGCGACACGACCTTTTTCAAGTCAGACCTCGCGCACAAGCTGTCCATCGCCCCGGACGATCCCGGCGCGTTCCACCTGCACGACAACGCGGGCGGCATTTTGGAGCAATACGCCCGCGAACTGTGCGCCGAAGTCTGGGACGACGAAAAACAGGCGTGGGTCAACCCGCACGGCAAGCCCAACCATTATTGGGACTGTGAGACAATGGCCCTCGCCCTGGCCTTTATCCTCAACATCCGACACCGGCAGCGGCCGGAGCCCGCGCCCCGGACCACGCCGAAAACGTCCATGGAACGCCGGCGCGGCGGCCTGTCCATCGCCGACCGGCTGGCGCATATCAGGAGGTGAGCTGTGGCTGACGAACAAAGCCCTTCCCTGGACAAGGGCTGCAAGCTTAACTGGCGGCAGGCATGCGCCATGCTCGGTTGCAGTAAGCGGCAATTTTACAACCTGGTTTATTCCGGCATCCTGCCCGCGTACAGATTGGCAGGCAGCAGGCGTGGATTGTGGATATGGGAAAAAGACTGCCGCAAGCTTATTCAGCCTGTAGCAGAAAAGTTTGACAAAAGTAAGCCAAAGGATTATTTTTAAATATGCAATTTGAATGGGACGATAAAAAAAGCGATGCCTGTTATCTGCAACGTGGCTTTGATTTTCGTTTTGCTGCGAATGTTTTTTTTGATCCATACCGTATAACGGTACAGGATTTACGAGCAGACTATGGGGAAGCACGTTATATTACCTTTGGAAAAATAGAGGATCGTCTTTTTTGTGTGGTTTATACCCTGCGAGGAGAGACTATCAGAATCATCTCAGCACGCAAAGCAAATTCCAGAGAGGTAAAAAAATATGAGTATAGTCAGGGTTGAAATAAACAGTCCAGGTGGAGGGCGCGCTAATTTTGCAAAAATAGACGCCACAACCGATGAAGAAATTACAAAACAAAAAGCGGAAGATGATATGGAAGCCGTACAGGATACGGCGCTTCATATTCGGAATATCCGCAAAAGTCTTTTCCTGACACAGGAAGAATTTTCCAAGCGAATTAATGTCCCGCTTGCCACTCTGCGCAACTGGGAACAGGGAAAACGCCGCCCGGCGGGGTCGGCTCGCGCCCTCCTCAAGATATTGTCCCGCAGTCCCGAAGTAATGAAGCTTCTGGAGCAATAAGGCGGTGCTGCCAGCTTGGCAGTATGAACCGGCAAGCCCTCTGCCAAGCGTCGACGCCGACAACGCCGACATTTTGATGCCCCTCGAAAATTTTTTGTGCATATAGGTGCATTTGTTCCCGTTGTTCCCGTTATTCCCGGACACGCAATTTCTGCCGTGCTAATTGCATGGCATGTCCATCTGGTCCCGCGAAGAACTCCTCTCCCTGCTTGCCGACTGGAAGGCCGCCTATCGGGCGGCTTCCACCGGCAAGTCGTACACGATTCAGGGCCGCGCCCTGACGCGCTACGATCTGCCCGAAATCCGCAATCAGCTTTCCTTTCTTGAAAATGAACTGGCCGCGCTTGATCGCGGCGGCAAAGGCCCCGTCTTCGTCCGTGCGCGGATCAGGAGGCCGTTATGACCGCCCTCCTGAATCAGTACGGTCAGCCGCTCAACACGGGCCGCCACGTCTCCGGCCCCTCGCGTGACGCCGGGGCGTACCGCGGCACCATCGCCAACTGGCATCCCTCGCGGCTGGTCAACAGGGACGCACAAATCCGCGAACGCCTGACCACACAGCGCCGCGCGGCGGATCTCGCGGCCAACGACTGGGCCGCGAAATCCGGCCTGCGCACCATCGCGGATAATGCCGTGGGCACGGGCCTGGTGCCCAAATCCTCCATCCCGCACAAGCTGCTCGGCATTTCCCGTGAAGAGGCCGTGGCCATCGGGGAAAAGATGGAATGGGCCTTTTCCTCCTGGTCGCAACAGGCCCACGCGCGCGGCATCGCCCATTTTGAAGACCTGCAATACCTGGGCATCAGCTCCATCCTGCGTCTGGGGGAGATGCTGCACCTGCCCGTGATGCTCCCCCCTGAAAACGGGCGCGCCTTCAGCCTCGCCATCCAGGATATGAACCCCACGCGCCTGTGCACGCCGGCGGACAAAACGCTGGATCTGCACATCAGGGACGGCATCGAGTTCACCGGCTACGGCAGGCCCGTGGCCTACTGGCTGGCCTGTCCGCCGCCTTCGCTGATTCCTGTGGATCAGCAGCAGCTTTTTTCCGATTCCTTCATCCGCCGCCCGGCCTTCATCGGCCACCGGCCCAACGTCTTTCACCTCTTCCGTTATGAAGAGGAGGAACAGGTCAGGGGCGTTTCCGCGCTGGCCAACGGCATGAAGCTGTTCCGCAACCTCAATGACGCGCTGGATTCCGAGCTGTTCGCCCAGGTCATCGCGGCCAGCTTCCCGGTGTTCATCGGGCTGGAAAACGGAACCGCCGACCTGCCTCCGGAAGTGCGGGAAGCCTACGGCATGGAAGAGGAACAGAGGCCGACGGAGCGGAGCATGGACATCGCGCCGGGCACGGTGGTTTTCGGCAATCCCAACGAAAAGCCCTATGTGCTGGAAAACAAGCGGCCCTCGGCCAATTTCCCGCCCTTTGTCGAAATCGTGCTCCGCGCCCTGGCGGCCATGCTCGGCATCCCCTACGAATCGCTGGCGAAAGACTTTTCCAAAACCAACTATAGCTCCATGCGCGCGGCGCTGAACGAGGCATGGAAGCTGTACCTGTTTTACCGGCGCTGGTTCGCCCGGCTCTACACGCAACCCGTCTGGGAAATGGCGCTGGAGGAAGCGTACCTGCGCAACTTCCTCGGCCTTGCGGACGACATCGACAGCCTGCGCCCGGCCCCCGGCTTCTACGAAGGCCGGGAGTTCTGGTGCAGCGCGACCTGGGTCGGCCCGGCGCGGGGCAGCATCGACCCGGTGAAGGAAATCCAGGCCACCATCATGGCCCTGAAAAACCACCTGACCACCTACGGCGAAGCCTGGGCCGAACGCGGCGGCGATTTTGCGGACGCGCTGCCGCAGATGCAGGAGGAGCGGGCGATGCTCGGGAGCCTGCTGCCGCAACAGGGCACGAAGCGCGTTACGGGCAAGGCCAAGGATTCTGCGGAGGGCGGCGAGAATGAGTAAGGTCGTCGAGCTTGCCCGGTCTCACGAAACCTGGGCGATTGCCAGAGAATATGCCCCCACGCTGTTCGCGGCCCTGCAAAGCGAGCTGGAACAGCGCAAATCGCCGGAAGCTCTCTCCCAGCCTCCCCATGAGGATGCTGCGCGCTCCGTCAGCGAGCGCCTTCTGCGCGTGGTGAACGGCGTGGCTGTCATTTCCATCGGAGCGCCACTCGACAGCACGAGCCTCCTTAGCAGGTTCTCGGACGATATTCTGATGCTTGGCCATGACGCCATCCGCGAGGCCGTCAAGATGGCCCTGGCAGATACAGACGTCCGTTCCATCCTGCTGTCCATAGATTCGCCCGGCGGTGTGGTGCAAGGCACCAAGGAGCTTGCCGACTTTCTTGCCGAGGCTGCCCGACAGAAGCCCCTTGCCGCCTATGCCAATGGCCTGTGCGCCAGTGCGGCCTTCTGGCTTGCCTCGGCGTGCGGGCGCATCTATGCGCCTGCTACCGCGCTGGTCGGCTCCATCGGCGTCATCATGTGCGTGAGCGACTGGTCGGAGTTTTACGCCAATATGGGCGTCAAGCTCGAATATATCAGCAGCGGTCGATTCAAGGCCGCTGGCCGCGAGGGCAAGCCGCTCTCCGAAGAAGAACGAGCGTATTTCCAGGGGCAGCTCGATACCCTGCACGACATCTTCAGGCAGGATGTCCGCGAGCGGCTGTCGCTCGAAACCCCGGAATCAGCCTGGGCAGAAGCCCAGCTCATTGTTGCATCCCAGGCACAACCGCTGGGCCTTGTCAGCCGGATTGTCCGTGACGAGGAGGAAGCAATCAATCTTTTAGCGGAGGAAAAGGGAATGTCCCAGATCACAAGGGAAGTCCTGGCAAAAGATGCCCCGGAGCTTCTGGCCGAAATCCAGGCAAGCGCCCGCGCCGAGGGCAAGGCCGAGGGCGAGGCGCAAGCCGCCAAAGCCGCAGACGAGGCAAGGGCGCAGGTCATGACCCTCATACGGGCCGTTGCGGGCGAGGAAGTGACGGCCAAGGTGGAGCAGCTTGCCAAAGCCGGGGTCACGCCCGCGCAGTTGGCCGCTCTGGCCCCGCTGCTCGGCAGGGAGAAGGCGGAAACGTCGCCAGCCGACAACACAAGTGAGTCCGACGCCCGCAAACAGATGCTTGAGGCCATTGCCTCCGTGACCGGAGGCCCGCTGCCCTCCGGCGCGGACGTTCGGAAAAGCTCCAAAAGCGCGCTGGTGGCCGACGCGGAACGCCGCGCCGCCGCGCAAAGGATGATGTAACATGTCTCTGAACTCCTGCGGCGAAGACGCCCCCCGTTCGTTGTCGGACATCGTGCTGGAAGAACTGAGCATGAGCTGGTGCCGTGAGTCCGGCGAGCTGGCCCCTCTGTCTGCTCCTCTGCAACTCGGCGCGGTCCTCGCGCTCGACGCGGCGGGCCGCTATGTGCCCTACATGACCGAGCTGACGCCCGCCGTGGAGGCTGTACCGGCCGTCTGTGCCAACAAAGCCGTGGCCGTGCTCATCTCCAAAAAAATCCCGGCCAGTGAGGAAGCGCAGCCCTGCACCGTGCTCCGGCGCGGTTGCTGCGTGGCGGTTGATAACCTCGACTGGCTCCCCTCCGTGTCCGAGGACCAGAAGAAAACCGCCCTCGGCCAACTCGCGGCCCTGGGCATCGTGCCCAAGGAGTAAATCATGTCGCAGATGCTTACATCCCCCGACCTTTACACGCCGGTGGAGCTGACCGAGGCGGTCAACAAGCTCCCGCTCATGCCGCAACGACTGCGCCCCCTGTTCACGCAACGCAGCGTCAGGACCACAAACGTCGCTCTGGACATCAAGCAGGGCCGCCTCGTGCTGGTCAGCAATCAGGATCGCCGCGATCCGCCCCAGGAAATGCACGGGCGCGGCAGCACGCGCACCACCCGCGTCCTTCAGACCGCCCATCTGCCGCTGTCCGACAATGTGAGCGCCGACGATCTCCAGGATGTGCGCGGCTTCGGGACCACCGAGCCGATCACCAAGGAGTATGTCATCAACAACAAAATGCAGGACCTCAAGAACTCCCTGTCCATGACCGTGGAGTTTCACCGCCTGGGCGCGGCGCAGGGCGTGATCTACGACGCGGACGGCACGACCGTGCTGCACGATCTGTTTCAGGTGTTTGGTGTGAAGCAGAAGAAAATCAATCTGGTCTTTCCGTCCAACACAACAAAATTCAATCCCATCAAGAAGGCCGTTCTCGACGCCAAGCGCCATGCCGAAGAAAAACTCGGCGGCGCCCCGGCCACGCGCTTTGAGGCTCTGGTGGGCTCGGACTTTTACGACATGCTCACCAGTCACGAACTGGTGCGCAAAGCCTATGACCTGTGGGCCGCGAATCAGGACAACTTCGGGCGGGACGATTACCGCAGGCGCGGCTTCACCTACGGCGGCGTCACCTGGATCGAAGCCTCGGAAGTCGTGGGCGGCAGACGGATGGTGGAGCCGACCAAAGCCCACTTTTATCCCGTGGGTCTGGATATTTTCATGCAGTACAACGCCCCGGCCAACTGGATTGAGACGGCCAACACCTACGGCAACGAGTTTTATGCCCGCATGGACGCGAAGCCCAAGGGCCGCGGCTATGATCTGGAAGTGCAGTCCAACCCGCTCGCCATCTGCACCTATCCCGAAGCCCTGGTGGAACTGACCGCCTCCTTCGGCCAAGTGGTGGAGAAGTAGCATGGCCGATTTCCTCATAGCCTACGCGCCGCTCAAGGAGTTTGAAGGCGGCTGGTGCGACGTGCCCGGCGACGCGGGCGGCGAAACCTATGCCGGCATTGCCCGCAACTTTTTTCCGGACTGGCGCGGCTGGCCGCTCATCGACGCGGCCAAATCCCACAGCAGCCACAGCCGTGGCGCGCGGGCCTTTTCCCGGCATCTGGCCGCGCTGCCCGGCCTCGCCGATCTGGTGAGGGACTGGTACCGCGTGGAGTGGTGGGAGCGGATGCGTCTGGGGCAATTCCCGCAGATTGTGGCCGACGAGCTGTTCGAGCAGGCCGTGAATCTGGGCCGGGGCGGCTCCGGGCGTTATGTGCAACGCTTGTGCAATGCTTTCAACCGGCGCAGAGGGCCGCGCGGGGAAGAACGGATTTTCCCCGACCTCGCCGAAGACGGCTGCCTCGGCCCCAAGTCCCTCTCCGCAATGGCAAAACTGCTTTCCGGGCGCGTCAGCGCCGCTGTGTTTGTTCACGCGCTCAACGGCCTCCAGCTCGCGCATTACGTCGGCCTGGGCTCCAAAAACTTCGAGCACCGCAAGTTCATGGACGGCTGGCTGACGCGCACCTGTTGCCCCACGGAGGCCCACTAACGGAGACTGTCATGAAAAAAACACTGCCTTTTCTTGTCTTGGCTCTGGTCGCCGTCTTTCTTCCCTGCCTTGCTCCGGCAGGCGATGCGCTCAGTCCGCCCGAGGGCGCCGACATGGCCGCGACCATTCTCGGCTGGCTGCCGGAACGTTGGGAGGGATGGGTGACGTTTGTCGTGACCCTCTGCGCCGCCGTGTCCGCCATCTGGCCGCGCCCGGCGGAGACGGCCAATCCCCTGCTGCGCCTGTTGTATGTGGTGGTCAACGCCCTGGGCTTCAACGCGGGCAAGGCCAAAAACGCCGACGACGCCGCTGCCAAAGCGGCAAAGCTGTAGGCGTATGCCCTCCTGGGCGCAGGCGCTTATCCGGGTGATCGTGGCTCTGCTGGAGTGGTGGCGTGAACGTAAAACTCAAAAGCGCGTGGCTGCTGTGCGCGCTGATCCTGGCTCTGAGTGGCTGCGCAAGTTCGGCGGCACTGACCGGCGGAACAAAGACGCTTCCACCGGCCCCGAGGACGCCGGGGGCGGTGGTGACTGAGCGGTATATCTGCATCCCGCACGAGGAAGCGGCGGAGCTGCTGCTGTGGATAGAGCGGGCGGAGGCTTTATGAACGCGACATTACGATTTGTGCAGACTCTTGTTCTGCCTCTGCTTGTGCCGGTGCTGGTGGGCATCGGCTCGGCCGCGACCACCAGCATGGTCATGACGGCGCGGCTGGAAGAGCGCGTGTCCCATCTGGAATCACAGATGCAGCGGCACGAACAGGCGCTTGACCGCGACTTCAACCGGCACGAGCAGGCCGTGTCCGAATTGGGCAGGCGCACGGACGATCAGGAGCGGCGGCTTGCCAAGCTGGAAGGCGTCGCGGAAGAGACGCGCTCTTCCCTTGCCGAAATCCGGGCCGACATCAAGACCCTGCTGCGGGGGACGAAATGACGCTCCGGCAACAGCTTGTCCGAGATGCGCGCAACGTCTTCCTGAACCCGGACGAATTTGCGGAAGAGATCAGCATTGAGGATGTGAAAACTCCGGCCGTCTGCGACTGGTCGGCACAGCCTGGCGGCGAACACCTGTACGACAGTCCCGGCGACACCTGGGGCGTGAACGCCGTCCATGCGGAAATCACCCTGGCCGAAGGTGTCATCCCGACACCGGAACCGGGGCAGGAACTCATCGTCAATGACCGGGCGTGGATCGTGCGCTCCGCCAACACGCAGGCAGGATTGCTGAACCTCAAACTGTACCGGAATGTGGCATGATCGAAATTCAGTTTGATCCGCGGGTTATTGATGAAGCCCTGGCCCGGCTTGACGGCGTGCAACACAATCTTGCCCGCGCGGTCAAGGCGGCGCTCATGGCGACGGCCCCCAAGGTTCGGACGGACGTTATCGGCGTGCTGGAACGCGACATCACCGTGGGCAACAGATTCGTGCGCCGGGCGGTAAAGGCCGTGCGGAACCGGGGCGACAGCGCGCAGTTCAAAGTGTTCTCCAAGTCGCTGTTTCTGGACGATTACGAGCTGGAACCCCGCGAGCGGACGGCCCGGCTCGGCGTGCGCTCCAAAGAGTGGCCCGGCTTCACCTACCGCCTGCGGAGGGACGGCAAGCAGTTCCACAGCTACGGCACGCCCACGGGCAGCGACGGCACGGGCAGCACGCCTTTCCTGGCCAGGACCTCCGGAGGCAAGCTGCGCGTCATGTACCGCCGCAATCCCGATCATGTGCAGACCGGCCATGACGATGTGTTTCTGGCCTACGCCCCGCCCATCCAGTACCACGCGGTCGCGCCGCAGGTGGAGGAAACGGCCCGCAATACGGCCATGCGGATTTTCCATCAGGAATTGACCCGCGCCGTGGACAATATCCTCAAAGGACGGGCCGTATGAGTCCCCAGATGACGGCCCCCCGCACGTCCTGTGCGGGATGGCCTCTCGCTCACGAAAAGCGCGGTTTTCGTTTCGCTCGCGCTGCGCGGCGCGCCGCCGTCCCTGGCGGCGGGGAGTTCCGGCCATGAGTCCTTTTTTCTTGCCCGCGCTCAAAGCCCGGCTGCTGGCCGACCTCGCGGATTTGCGTCTGGATCGGCGCGGCCCTGTTTCTTTTTCCGCTCCGGCCCCCGCCGCCCGCGCCGCGTCTGCCGACGGCTTCCCGGCGCAGGTCTTCATCGGCGACCTGCCCCCGAAAAAACGCCGCCCCGGCGACGCGGAAAAGCCCGGCGAGCCCTTCCCCTGCGTGGTGCTGATTCCCCTGTCCGGCCAGACGGACAGCGGAGAGGACGCCATGACCGTGGCCCTGATTTGCGGCGTGTACTGCGGCGAGGAAGGAGACGCCGAGGGAGCGGAAACGGACATGGCCCTGCTGCTCTCCCGCATCCGGCAAAGTCTGGCCCCCTGCCTGAAAGCGCCGCTGGACGGTCGTTACCGCCTGACGCCGGACGAAAAGGGCCGCCTGTTCCCCTGGGAAAAAACCGACACGCAACCCCGCCCGTATCTTCAGGCGACAGTCATGACACACTGGCGCATGAAGGGGCTGGAATAAAAGGAGCATCGCCATGAGCTACCGCCACGGCGCTTTTTTCGATGAGGCGCCCACCAGCCTCGTGACCCCGGTGGAAGTGGATTCCGCCCTGCCGGTGGTCATTGGCACGGCCCCTGTCCACAACCTGCCCGACGCTGCAAAGGGCGGCCCGCCCGCGCCGGTCAACGAGCCCCGCCTGATTTACACGGTGGAGGATTTTGTGGCCCAGTTCGGCGGCCTGAAAGACGGCGAAGCCGCGCATAATTATACCCTGACCGAGTTCGTCAACGTCTTCATCGGGCGCTACAACGTGGCCCCGGTGGTCTGCATCAACGTGTTCGATCCGGCCCGGCATCTCCGGCCCGGAGAATCCGCGGACGACGCAGGCGCGAGCGGTAACGGGCAGACAGCGGAGGGGACGCCCGAATCCGGCCTTGCCGGTTCGGATGGTCGCGTCCCCGTAGCGGGGAAGGACATCATCGGCGGCGTGAACGAATCCGGCAAAAGCACCGGCCTTGCTCTGGTGGACAGGGTTTTCCCCCTGTTCCGCAAGGTGCCGGGGCTGATCCTTGCGCCGGGCTTTTCCTCCAACCCGGCCGTGGCCATTGCCATCGGCGCGGCCTGCGAGAATATCAGCGGCCATTTCCGGGCCGTGGGCGTGGCCGACCTGCCCGGCGGCATTGCCCGTCCCGAAGATGCCCCGGCCTGGGTCAATGACAACAACCTGACCGACGAAAATCTGCTGCTCTTCTTTGGCACGCCCGTCTATGACAACGCGCCGGAATACGGCTCCACGCATCTGGCCGCCGTCATGGCCCGGCGGGACGCGGAAAACGACGGCATCCCCTTCTGGTCGCCCTCCAACAGGCGGATGCTCTGCCAGGGCCTGACGCACAACTGCGAGGAACTGGCTCTGACCCCGCTGGAAGCGGCCAACCTCAACGGCAACGGCATTGTCACCGGCCTGAACATGGTCGGCGGCATGGTGGCCTGGGGGGATCAGACCGCCTGTTATCCCGGCGTCACGGACGTGAAGGACGCCAGCATCCCCATCCGGCGCATGTTCAACTGGATCGGCAACACGCTGGTGCTCACGGCCTGGCAGAAGGTCAGCAACCCGCTGCGCCGCCGCCTGATTTCCTCCATCTGCGACACATGCAACATCTGGCTCAACGGCCTTGTGGCCCGCGAGTTCATCCTGGGCGGGCGGGTGACCTTCGAGGCCAGGGACAACAGCAGTACCGACCTCATGGCCGGCAAGGTCCGCTTCCACGTCCACGTCACGCCGCCCACGGCGGCGCGGGAAATCGTGTTCACCCTGGAATACGACCCGGCCTATCTGGAAACCCTCTTTGAAAGCGCGGTGTGAATATGAGTCAGCTTCCTTCCACCAATCTGATCCCGGCCCTGCTGACCGACGCGGCCATTTACAAGGATGGCGTCGGGATGCTCGGCGTGGGCAGCATTGAAATGCCGGATTTCGAGTTCATGAGCGAATCCATCGCGGGCCTGGGCATTGCGGGCGAAGTGGACGCGCCAGTGGTGGGGCACATGAAGTCCATGACCGTCAAAATCAAGTGGAACACCTGCAACCCCACAGCCACCAGTCTGCTCGCGCCCGAAGCGCATCAGCTCGAAATCTACGCCTCGGTGCAGGCGTATGACGCGGGCAGCGGCATTTACGAGCATCAGCCGGTGAAAGTCGTCATCAGGTGCCCGCCCAAAAAGGTGGGCATCGGCAAGATGGAGCCGGGCAAAAAAATGGAGCCGGAAACCGAGCTTGAAGTCTACTACCTCAAGCTCTGGCAGAACGGCCAGGAAATGGCCGAAGTGGACAAGTTCAACTACCTCTTCAGCGTCCTTGGCGTGGACTACCTCGCCAGGGTTCGCGCCAACCTCGGCAAGGATTACTAGCATGAAACCCGACTTCAAGCCTTTGAACGTGGAACCGGACGCCTCCCGCAGCGCGGTCGTGCCCCTGAACTATCCCGTGCAGCTCGCCGACCGCCGGCTTGAGGAAGTGATCATGCGCCGCCCGAACATGGGCGATCTGCTGGATCACGAGCCCAAAGCGCCTGACGACGTGGCCTCCGAACTGGCGCTGATCGGCATTCTCTGCGGCCTGAAACCGTCGGAAATGCGCCTGCTGGACGCGACGGACTACGCGAGGCTGCAAGACCAGTATGTGCGATTTCGGGCCGTACCCAAATCGTAAGCAGATTCTCCGGCTGGCGCTCGCCCTCTCCCGCATGACGCGCTGGGGCCTGCGGACCATCAGGAGCATGACGTGGCAAGAGGCGTGCGAGTGGCTGGAGGAAGCCGCCGCGTTTGAACGGGAAATCCATCGCGCATAAGCGAGGGCACATGGCCGGGACTGTGGGCGTCAACTTCAGCATCGGAGCGCAACTCAGCCGCACGGTGACATCGGCATTCAGCACGGTGTCTTCCCGCGTGCGCGGGTTGAAAACCGACTTGAGCGAGCTGAACAAACAGAACACGGCCGTGACGCGGATGCAGACGGCCAGCGACAAATTGAGAGCCGTACAGGCGAAATACGCGGCGGATTCCAGTGCGAAAATGCGGGCGGCCGTGCGCACGGCGACGATTTCTTACAAAAATGCCAAAAAGGAGGTTGCCGACTATGGCCTTGCCGTGGAAAGCGCGGGCCGGGCCCAGGAACAGCTTGCCCAACGCATTCAGCGCACCCAGGCCGCCTTGTCCCGGCAACAGCGCCTCCAGGCCAATCAGGCCAAGCGAAAAGAATTGCAGGGGCAGGTACTGGGCACTGTGGGCGTGGCCATGACCGTGGCCGCGCCGGTCAAGCTGGCTATCGACTACGAAAGCAGCTTCGCCGATCTGAAAAAAGTCGCCAACTTTGCCAGCACGGAGCAGGAAAAGCAAGTCCAGCAGGATATTTTCGCTGTGGCGCGGCGCTCCGGCATCAGCGCCGGCGGCATGACGGCCATTGCCGCGTCCGCCGCCGAATCCGGCGTCGCCAATGACGCGCAGGGCAACCTTGATCCCGCCATGCTCAAGCAGTTCCTGAGCGACGCGGCGGAAATGGCCGTGGCCTACGGCATTTCCGCGGAGGAGGCCGGGGAACGCCTCGCCATATTCCAGTCGCGCATGGGCCTCAACGCCGAACAGACCAGGGCGATGGGCGACGCCATGAACTATCTGGCCTCCAAAACCAACGCCACGGCCGCCAAAACGTCCGAAGTCATTTCCCGCGTCGGCGCGGTGGGCGTCACCGCCGGGCTGTCCGCAAAAAGCATCGTCGGCCTGGCCGGGGCGTTCGTCTCCACGTCCGAAAGCCCGGAAGTGGCGGCCACAGCCATGAAGTCCTTCCTGCTGGCAATGGCCCAGGGCGACGCCATGTCCAAAACGCAGAAGGACGCCTTTGCCAGAATCGGCATCCGCAACGTCAGGGCGCTGGCCGAAGGCATGAAAAAGGGCGGCCCCGAGGCGGAGAACACGATCATGACCGTGTTCGAGGCCATGCGCACACTGCCGGAGGCGGAACAGGCGGGCATCGCCAAGGATATTTTCGGTCTGGAATCCTTGCTTCAGCCGTTGCGACGAAGGAAGCTACGGATGAAGACAGCAACTGGTTACTGCGGCAGCCAGCCAACGCAACCGCTGTCGCTATCCGTAAGCAAGCAAAGCTTGCTAACGGCTACCGCCGCTTCCATCGCGCCCCTGGTCAATGACCCCGCGAAGCTGGCAAAAGCCTTTGCGCTTGCCAACTCCAAAGAAGCCGTCGGCTCGCAGCTCAGGGAGTTCGAGACCCGTTCCAAAACCACGCGAGGGGCTCTTGATCGTCTGAAAAGTTCGGTCGGCATCCTGGGCATCACCGTGGGCAGCGTGCTTCTGCCGCCCCTGGCCACAGCGGCCAACACAGCCGTGGCCGTGGTCAAGCCGATTACCGCTCTGGCCGAGCGTTTCCCGCTCGTGACCAAGGCGGTGATGTTCACGGGCATCGCCCTGGTGGGGCTGAAAGTGGGAGCACTGGCCGGGGTGTACGCGGCCACAATGATTTCCGACGGCTGGACCATTGCCAGAGGGGCGCTGCATTCCTTCCGGCCCTCGGTCATCGCTACAAATACGGCACTGGCCTGGCACCGCACTGTGGCCGTCGCTGCGGCGGCGGGCACAAAAATCATGGCCGTTGGCGCGAAAATGGCCGCCGCCGGAACATGGCTGCTCAACGCGGCGCTCTCCAACAACCCCATAGGCTGGGTGGTCAAGGGCGTGGCCGGGCTGATCGCCGGGCTGGTCTACCTCTACAACACCTGCGAGCCGGTGCGCGCGGCCTTTGACGCCGCATTTACCTGGATCGGGGACAAAGTGTCCTGGGTGGTGGATAAACTGCGGGCCGTGGGCGAATGGCTCGGCATCGTGGATGAGGCCGACGCCACGGCGGATGCAAAGATTGCCGGGGCCAAAACGTCGCGCACAGCCGTGGAACCCTCGACCGTGGCCGCGCCGCTTCTGCCCGCCGCGCCCAAAGAATGGAATCCGGCCATACCCGGCGCAAGCGGCGCGGCGCAAAACTTCAACCTGACGTTCAGCCTCAAACGAAACGGCTGGCGCAAGCAAGCAAAGCTTGCTAACGGCTACCGCCGGCTCTGGCGACAGCTAACGCTGTCGCCAGAGCCGGAAAGAAGGCTCGCCCCGCAAACGGGGCGTCTTTTGATCTAGAGTAGATTATCTTTGACTTTTTATGAAAGTCAAAGGTGGCATTCAGGCGAAAAACGCGATTTTCGCCTGAATGTACGCCGCGTTGCGGCGGCTGCCGCTTTCGCGTCAGTAGAGCATTTTCAAAGTGAAAATGCTCTAAAGAAAGTCTGGAGAAGTGGCAAGGGACAAAATCGGAGAAAGGCCAGCGTCACCCGCACCGCGACGCCGGTGGAGGATAGGCTTGTTGATTGCTTTTATGCGCATAATGCGTATTTTTTCTTGACAGACATGCGCATAGTGCGTATAAGAATCATGAACGCACGGGAACTCATCAAAAAGCTGGAAGCCGCGGGCTTCGTCAACCAGGGCGGCACCAATCACGACAAACTGGTTCACCCGGATGGAAGAAAAACTGTTGTTCACCGGCACAAGGGCGAGATACCCTTGGGAACCCTCAAAGCCATTGCCAGGCAGACCGGCATCAAACTGCCCTGA